TACGTAACAACTGTTGGCTCCGGTGGCAGCGGTGGTCCCGGTGGTATTGGCGCTGCCGGATCAGTTGGTTCGGGGTCTTCATTTGGTGCCCTTACATCTTCCACTGGTGGCGGCGGGGGCGGAAACATATTTAACGCCTCGACAAGTGGGGGGTCGGGGGGTGGGGGCGGCAGCAACAGCAGTTCTGGCGCAGCAGGAACATCCGGGCAAGGAAATTCTGGAGGGAATGGTGACAGCGATAGCGGCGGCGGTGGCGGTGGCGCTAGTGCCGCTGGCAATAGTGCATTCGTTTCTCCACCCAATAACAGCAAAGGGGGCAATGGTTCTACTTGGCTAAATGGAACGCCATACGCTGGCGGTGGGGGCGGTGGCGACGCTAATATTTTTGGAATCCCCGGCGGCACTGGTGGCGGGGGGACCGGGGGGCCGTCCAGTGCTCGTACCTCAGCAACAATTAACACGGGCGGCGGTGGCGGTGGCGCAAACGGCGGAGGACCAGACCCCAACCCCGCAGGCGGATCAGGCGGCTCTGGAATTGTCATCCTTCGCTACGCTGGAGCGCAGCGCGGAACCGGCGGCACGGTTTCTTCGGCAGGTGGGTACACCTACCACACCTTTACATCTTCTGGGACGTATACAGCATGAGCCAGTTTGCCCAAATAGACGAAAACAACATTGTCCAGCGCGTGCTGGTCATTGATCAAGCTGAAATCGACACGGGCAATTGGGGCGACCCGGCCAGCTTTGTGCAAACCAGCTACAACACACGGGGCGGCATTTACTACACCCCCAACACCAACACGCCCGACCCAGACCAATCCAAGGCATTCCGTAAAAACTTTGCTGGGATCGGATACCTGTGGTTGCCCGATGGCCCAGATGGCGCAGGATTCTCCCCGCCGCAGCCATACCCGTCATGGGTCATGGACAGCTTCTCTTATCTGTGGGAGGCTCCCGTGCCAATGCCAATCCCGAACAGCCCGCCGTATTACGTCTGGGATGAGGCCACAACTTCTTGGGTTCTTGCAGACCCGCAACCGGAGCAACCATGAAATTACTCGCCCTCGCCGTCTGTTCGGTGGCCCTGACAGGCTGCGCAACCAACTCTGAATACGCAGCCTACGCTGACGCCCACAAAGCCCAAGCAGCAGCCCAAACAGCACGTTTCCAAGCCCTTGCTGACATCGCTCGGCAAGGTGATACCACGGCCAAGGTTGCAGCGGTCATGTCCCTGCAAATGGGTGGCGGTCAGCAGAACGCTCAGATCAATGCGCCCAAGTCGTGGGCGGACTACGCCATGCAGTGGACCGGTCTGTTGCTGCCAACTGTCGGCCAAATCTACACGGTCAACAAGCAGACTTCTCTTGGTATGCGCCAGTCCGACAACGCAACAGCTCTGGGTGTCAGCACCAACGCAGCGTTTGTGGGCATCGCCTCGCAGATTCAAGCGCCAGCGGCTAACGTAACCTTGAGCGGCACAGGCGTGATCGGAGCAGGTTCTTACTCGATAGGAGCGAACAGTGGGTCAAACTCTGGCAACAGTGGTCGCCTTGCTGGTGGCGGCATTACTGACAATACGGCTACTCCAACTGTGGTGACCAGCACCAACACCACGACCAACACCATCACACCCGCAGTGGTGCCATGAAAGACTGGGCCGTAGCATTCTGTGCAGCGGCCCTTCTGATTGGGCTAGTGGTTTGGTGCGCCCGCGTTTTAATCTGGAGTTTGAATGGCGGATTCTGGCGATAAAGCCCTCGGCGTGCTGGACAAGGTGCTGGCCTATGTCGATTCACCCTTTAAGCTGGTCGCCATCCTCGTCATGGGTCTGGTTGCGTTTGCCGGGTACTTTGTCTGGCAGAACCAGACGGTGCTGATTGGTGCATACCAAGAGAACAAGAAGATGCCCGTGATCCACGAAGATCGGGTTGACGATGCGGCAAGTGTTTTGTTCAAACAGACCGACGCCAAGTTTGTTGCCATCTTCAAGGTCAACCCAATTTTTGGCACACGGGTCTTGTACCGCCTGTACACCAAGGACGGGCGCAGTAAGGAGATGGAAGGTTTGGATGTTGGCCTGTTCACAACGAACGTAGCAAACAACAACGACGTGGTGAAGTTGATGGCGGGTGAGACGCCGTGCAGTCCATATCTGAGGGCGCAGTCGGAGTTGGGCATTTGGTATATTGCGCAGGGCGTTTCGTTCACCTGCCGTATCAGCATACCGCCAGATCGCAGCAGGTTCATTGGGCAGATTACGGCTGGCTGGGTAGAGCAGCCGCAGAACATGGAACACGTCCACTCCATGCTGGACATTGCAGCAAACATGCTTGTTAAAAGGGGTCATTGATGCTTTCACTGTTTTCAACTCTTGGGGGTCTGCTGATCTCCGGCCTCCCAAAACTGCTGGAGTACTTCCAGAACAAGGCTGACCAAGCGCACGAGCTGAAGCTGGCCGCGCTGCAGAACGAGCGTGAGCTGGCCTTGGCCGCTCAGGGCTTCGCTGCCCAACTGAAGATTGAAGAGGTCCGCACCGATCAGATCGCCATGGAGACCGACGCCCGAATGACTGAAGCCGCGCTTTCGCACGACGAGAAGGTGCTTGAGAAGGCCAGCAAGTGGGTTGCCAACTACGTGGGCACTGTGCGCCCCACTGTGACCTACATTTTTGTCCTTGAGCTGGTGTTGATCAACGGCTTCATGGCTTGGTATCTGTGGAACCACCCCGGCCTGATCACCAACATTGATGATGTCATCAAGTACGCCGACCTGATTTTCAGCGCTGACGAGATGGCAATGCTGGGCGGCATCATCGGTTTCTGGTTCGGCTCTCGCGGCTGGAGCAAAAAGTGAAACTGAGCAGGGCAGGCGAAGACCTGATGCACCGGTTCGAGGGCAAACGCTCTCGGCCCTACCTGTGCCCAGCGCACATCTGGACGATTGGCTACGGCCACGTCCTGTATCAAGAGCAGATCAGGCTCCCCGTGATGCGGGTCGAAGGCAAGCCCAACCCCATGATCCGCAAGGAAATGCCACTGAAACCGGAGGACAACCGTGTCTGGACGAAAGAAGAGATCGACGAACTATTCCGTGTTGATGTCGGAACTTTTGAACGGGGTGTTCTTCGTCTTGTTCCCGGCGTTGTTGGGCGGCAAGGCGCTTTTGACGCTCTTGTCTCTATTTCCTTTAACTTCGGGCTAGGCAACCTGCAGCGCAGCACCATCCGCATGAAGGCCAACCGGGGTGATTGGGAGGGAGCAGCCGATGCGTTCCGGGCTTGGACCAAGGGTGGCGGCAAGGTTCTCCCCGGGCTGGTCAAGCGCCGAGAGGCCGAGATTGCGCTGTTTCTGAGTTAAGTGCGAAAATGCCACAAAGCTGAGGTAAACAATGCCACTCAAGAAAATCCTTTTCAGGCCGGGTGTAAGTCGAGAAAACACCAGATATTTGTCGGAAAACGTCGGACCCACGGGGGTCAACGGCGCGTATTCTGCTGGTTGGTACGAGTGCGACAAGATTCGGTTCCGCTCCGGTACGCCTGAAAAGATCGGTGGCTGGGAGCGCATCTCGGCAAACTCCTTCCTTGGTGTATGCCGGTCGCTTTGGAACTGGGTGACGTTGGGCGGGGCCAACCTGCTGGGCGTGGGCACCAATCTCAAGTTCTACATCGAGAGCGGCGGCTCGTACTACGACATCACGCCGATCCGTGGAACACCCGGAACCATCAACAACAACCCGTTTGTCGCTACTCTGGGCTCCAGCGTCATCACCGTCACAGACACGGCTCATGGTTGCTTCACTGGGGACTTTGTAACCTTCAGTGGGGCTGTGGGGCTTGGCGGCAACATCACGGCAGGCGTGCTCAACGCAGAGTACCAAGTCACCGTGGTAAACGCGAACACGTACACCATCACCGTCTCAGCTACGGCCAACGCCACGGACGTATCCGGCTCCCCGGGCGGCGGGGCTTCGGTTGTTGCCGCGTACCAAATCAATACGGGTTTTGAGTTTGCGGTTCCCGTGGTCGGCTGGGGTGCGGGCGGCTGGGGAACTGGTGTGTGGGGAACGGGCACTTCGTCCTTGGAAACCCTGCGGCTGTGGAGCCAGTTCAACTTTGGCGAAGACCTGATCTTCGGGCCACGAGGCGGAGCCATTTATTACTGGGACTCTTCGGCTGGCACAGGCACCCGGGCGATCAACCTGACAGCGATTGGCGGCGCTTCGGATGTGCCCACGGTTCAGAACACCATTTTGGTCTCGGATGTGAGCCGCTTTGTGCTGGCCTTTGGCTGCAATGATTATGGAAGCGCCGACCAAAGCCCGATGCTGATCCGCTGGTCTGACCAAGAAAGTGCGGCAAACTGGACGCCAGCAGCAACAAACCAAGCGGGTAGCTTGCAGCTATCTCGGGGTTCAGAAATCATCACGGCCATTCAGTCGCGCCAAGAGATCATTGTGTTCACCGACAACGCTGTGTATGCCATGCAATACCTTGGACCACCTGCTGTGTGGGGCGCAACATTGCTGGCCGACAACACCTCCATCGTCAGTCAGAACGCCGTCACTATCGCATCCGGGGTCACGTTCTGGATGGGCGTGGACAAGTTCTACAAGTACGACGGTCGAGTCCAAACCTTGCGCTGCGACCTGCGCCAGTACATCTTTTCTGATCTTGACAAAGACCAGTACTCGCAGGTGTTCGCGGGCACCAATGAGGGCTTCAACGAGGTCTGGTGGTTCTACTGCTCGGCGGGCTCTACCGTGGTGGACAAGTACGCCATCTATAACTACCTTGAAGACATCTGGTATTACGGCGACATGAGCCGCTCGGCATGGCTGGACTCCGGCTTGCGGGACTATCCAATTGCGGCGACGTACCTAAACAACATCGTGAACCATGAGTCTGGTGTGGACGACAACTCCACGGCAGTACCTACGCCGATTGCGGCAACAATCACATCCGCTGAATTTGATCTGGACGACGGGCACAACTTCATGTTCCTGTACCGCGTCCTGCCGGACATCACTTTCCGGGGGTCTGACGCCGCGTCCCCTACGGCCCGGATGTACATGCAACCCCTGAAGAACTCGGGCTCCGGGTACACCACGCCTCCTTCGGTGGGAGGTGAGAACAACAGGCCCATCACGCGCACCGCAGTGCTGCCGATTGAAGAGTACACCGGCCAGATTTTCACCCGGGTGCGGGCACGTCAGATGTCTGTGAAGGTGGAGAGCGATGGGCTTGGCGTGACGTGGCAGCTCGGGGCTCCCCGACTCGACCTCAGACCTGACGGACGGAGATAAACATGGGCATGTTCAGTCGCGTAACCCCACCTCGGCCAACTGCTGCACCGCAGGAGTACACCACTGCGTTCATGGACCAGATGCAGAACATCTTCAACTTGTTCTTCAAGCAGATCAACGCTGTGCAGCAGCTTAATGTTGCCAGTTTAAACATCGACATCAACACTCTTCCAACGCAGGCGGACTTGGCCAACTTGCGCGTGGGCGATGTCTATCGAGACACCAGTGCCTCGAACGTATTGAAAGTGAAGGTCTGATATGGCAAACCCATGGGACGACGCATATTCCCAGTACGCCAATCAAGCGCGTTCTGGCGACATCACCGCCGACTTCATCCGCAAGACGTACGGCGGTCTTGAGGGTGGCAAGTCTGAAAAAGGCAACTCGTTTGCCGACCGGGTGATCGCCATCCATCAAGAGTTGGAAGACCAGCGGAAGAAGTACAAGGTTCCGATCTCTGGCGGTCAGATTGGAGAGGCTGATACGGTCTGGGATACCGCGTTCCGGCTGGCCGAGACCGGCACAGATTCCCTCTACGACCTTGGTCAACGGCAGAAAGAAGTTGTTGGTTATGAGGGTGAAGGTGGTGGTACATACACGGCTTATGAAAATGAGCTGTACCACAAGCCTACAGGCGCGGCTGTCACCATGCCTAACCACGGGTTCAAAAACGAATACGCCTTGCAGTTCGCCCCGGACGGAACGCCCGTCCCATACTCCACTCCAAAGCGAAGTGATTGGGTTGATTTTCGAGAGGACTTCTTGAAGCCTGCAGCTTCCTTGGTGGGCTCGTTTATCCCCGGCGTCGGCCCGTACATTGCTGCCGCCAACGCAGCATACGCGGCATCCAAAGGCGATTGGGAGAAGGCTCTGCTGTCTGGCCTGAGCGCTGCAGTCCCGCTGGCTGGCAAACTCGGGGCAAGCGTCGAGACGGCAAACACACTCAACAACGTACGGCAGGCGGCTACCGTGCTGAAGGCGCTGGAGAGCAAGGATTTGTTGGGCGCTGCGCTTGGCGGGGCGAACTTGGCCGGTGTTTCTGAGGTGGCCGGGTTCTCCACACAAGACATCGGCAAGGCGCTCGGCATGGTCACGGCCCTCCAAAGCGAGGACCCAGCAGCCATCATCAAGGCTGGTGCTGGGTTTTTGCCAAAGGGCGGCTTCGACGGGCCGAAAAGCTCCGACATGATCGAGGGGTACTTTGCCCCGGGTGGTGAGGGCTATATTGCCCCGCCCACCTATGCCCCGGACACCAAGGGGTACTTTGACGAAATCACCGGCCACTTCATGCCGGATGAAGGCGGTGCTCTGAGTTTTGGCGATCTGACCAATGAGACCTCGGGGACCAACATTGGTTCCATGGACGACTACCAATACAACCCAGACACTGGCAACTGGACTTTGCCCGACGGCACGGTGATCGACACCAGCTACATGCAGAACAGCAAGACGCCACTGACCGGCCAGCAGATCATGAACAACGCTGGCGCAGGTGCCCCCAAAACTCCGGGCGCTGCGGCAAAGCCCCCTGCGGGGGTGGCCAAGGTTCCAACCAAGCCGGGGCAGGGCATCGACATCAACCAGCTCGCATCCCTTTTGGGTGGTGGGCAACAGGCCGCACCAACGATTGTGTCATCTGGGCAAGAAAACGCCGCAGACGTACAATTGATGGAAGATATTTTTGGAACCACCATGTCTGCGCCTCCGGCAGGTGATACCGCTACACGAGCCCGCGAACTTGCGCGGCTTTTAAGGAGCTGACATGGCAAGAAGATATGTACCCCCAACGTACGACGAAGACGGCGCTATTCTGGAATATGGATATTACGAAGACGATGGCGAGCCAGAAGAGTCTCCCGGCCAGTTAATCACCCCCCGCGAGTTGGATAGCTTACCCGTCCCGTCGTACGACTATTCATCAACGCCGCCATCGGCATCGCCAGACTTTGCTGGCGGCGAATCGCAAGACCATGACTTCACCAAAGAAGAAGCTGACGCTCTCTGGAAGGCTGGTGTGTGGGATCAGGTGAAAGGGCTTGGTCAAAAAGCGCTCGACCTGTTTAAAACGAATGGCGAGTACGACCTTAAAAAACTGATGGCCCTTGGCGGCGGTTTGCTGGCTGCATCCAAGTCAAACAACGCGGCACCCACCGGCTATCAAGGCAAAATCCCCAAGCTGACGGCCACAAGCAACATGCTGACAGCGCCTCCTGTGGGGCGGCGTCCCGGCTCGGGCGGCATCAACTACGGCGGTGGGGCCACGTTCCGCGATGAAAAGGGCAACATCGTTTCTTCCAACGAGAAGACCTTGGAAGAGCTGCGTGCGGCTGCTGCCAGCAATCCATTCAATCGCCCCAGCACATATGAAAACCCAAGTTATGGTCGCCCACCCGTAACACCACCTCCAAGCGGCGGTGGTGCGCCAACCCCCGGGCCTACGACAACACTCGGGCCTACGCCAAGCACAGGCCCAACACCAACCTCCGGGGGCGGCGGTCTTCCTGACCTTGCTCGCCCACCAACCCCCGGTGGCGGCTCTGCCGAAATTACCACGCCGGGCGGCTCGTCAGTTTCCGTGCCCGGGCAGTACGGCGCAATTGCACGACCCAGCTACCAGCAAACGCCGTACACAGGCGCAAGAGAAGGCACCAAACTTCCTGATGGCCGCATTCTTACGGCTCAGGGAATTTACGACCCTAAAACCGGGGATGTAATAACTCCTGACGGCTATCGGGTTGGTGCGGGTAATGGCGTGATAGCCTCGAACAAAGATACCGTATCCAGAGAAGATGCTGAGCTCATGAAGGGCCTGACGTTCTCGATGGACCCCAACAAAGAGGCCACTCCAGAGGAGGTAAAAAACTACATCCAATGGCAGATGACTCAGGCAAACCCGCTGGGTCAAGGCACGTTGGCTGATGTGTATGCCAAGCAGGGCATTACCGATCCCTACAACAGCCCCCTTGTTCAGCAGCAGGCTCAAGAGCAACTGAAGCGGCAGGACCGCCGTGATGCCATGTATGCTGCCACGCAGATGGGCTTGGACCCAACACTTGCACACTCCCCACAGGGATACGGCATGTGGGAAGACCCCAATTGGCTGGCCAAACAAACTGCTGACGCTGCTGCTACCGCTCAACGCAACCAGCAACAAGCCGCAGCCGCTCCCAGCGTCGTAGTTGGAGGTGGCGGCATAGCCACTCCAGCACCCGTTGCTCCACCTCCCGATGTAAACGACTGGGCTGGAAGTCAGCAAGGCCAAGCCGCTGGCGGCATCAATAGCGTTTACAACAGCATCAACCAGTTCTTGGCCACAAACCCGAGCCAAGAGGCCCTTTCCAGCGCCATGCAGCAGTATGGCGTGGATCAGGCAACTCTTGATGCAGCCAAGGCATACGGCAGTCAGGGTTTTGCAGCAGGCGGTCTTGCACCAGAAGGTTTTGTCGTCCCCGCCGATGTGGTGAGCCACTTGGGCAACGGCAGTTCCGAGGCTGGCCTAAAGCTGCTGGTCTCCAAGTTCGATGCCAAGCCCATCAAGGGCGAAGGCGACGGCATGAGCGACTCCATCCCCACGACCATTGGCGGCAAGCAGGAAGCTCGCGTGGCCAACGACGAAGCGTTTATCTCCCCTGAGATGGTCAAAAAAATTGGTGGCGGTGACGCCGAAAAGGGTGCAAAGAAGCTGTACGCCATGATGGACCGTGTTCGTGAAGAGCGCACCGGCACCACCGAACAAGGCAAGCAAATCGACCCCAACAAATTCATGCCGGGAGGCTCTGTGCAGAAATACCAAACAGGCGGCACAACTGTGCCCAAAACCACCCCCGCCGGGGCTACTGGCTATGAATCCAGCTTGTCCAATTGGGCTGGCGATTACGTCACTGGCATGCTGGGTCAAGGTCAGGCACTGGCCAACAAGCCGTACGAGGCCTACACCGGGCCGCTGACTGCTGGCGCATCGGGACTGCAGAACCAAGCGTTTACGCAAGCTGCCGGGTTGCAAACTCCTGCTGCCATTGGGCAAGCTGCGACCACTGCCGGTGGTATTGCCTCTCTGGCTCCCGGCGCAGGAAAGTACACGCCAGTTGGGATCGACTTTGGTGCGGACCAAGCTCAGCAGTACATGAACCCGTACCTGCAGTCTGCGCTGAACCCCGCGATGGACGAGGCCCGCCGCCAAGCTGACATTTCCCGCATGGCTGATGCTGGCCGACTCACTCAGGCTGGTGCGTTTGGTGGCAGCCGTCAGGCCATCATGGAGTCAGAGGGTCGCCGTAACTTGATGGACAAACAGAACCAGATGCTGACCTCGGGGTACTCTACTGCGTTTGACAAGGCCCAGCAGCAGTTCAATGCCGATCAAGCACGCAAGATTCAAGAACAGCAGTTCGGCACAACGTCAGGTTTGCAAGGTCTGCAGACTGGCCTCCAAGGCGCACAAACCCAAGGTCAACTGGGTAATCTGCAGTCGCAAGCCGATCTGGCGGGTCTTAGTGCAATGTCTGGCTTGGGTGGCGTGCAGCGTGGCATCGAGTCGGAGGGCATTGCAGCCGACAAGGCGCAGTTCGAGGAGGCTCGCCTGAACCCCTACAAGATGGTGCAGTTCCAGCAGTCCTTGCTCTCGGGCTTGCCATTGGCGGCGCAGTCGTACAACATCCCGGGCCAGAGCAACCTGCAGCAGTTTGCTGGCGGGGCCACGACAATACAGCAGCTTTTGGACATCTTGAGTGGCAAGACCACCGCCACCACAAAGTAAGGACAGATCATGAGTCAACCCAGCGCCCAAGGCATCGCCTCCCTGTTCCGTGGGAACCCAGCACCGCTCCAGCAGCGCATCCAGCAAGAGCAGCAGGGCAAGCCCGGCCTGCCCCCAGACTTGCACGAGCTGATGGCATTGAACATCGTCACGAACGAAACAGACGCCGTGGCCAAGCAACAGGCCATGGACCAGCTCGCCCAGATGCAGGGGCCGCAAGGCAAGCCCCCCACCGTCATGGATTCCGTGCGCGAGCAGGCCCGCCAGAAGATGCAAGCCCAGCAAGTTCAAGCCCAGCAAAAGCAACAAGCCATGCAGGCCATGATGCAGCAAGCTGGCCCCGGCCCGGTTCCCGAAGGGACGCAGTTTGCTGAAGCACAACCTACCGCCCAAGGCATTGACGATCTACCCGTGGAGTTCGGCCTCGCTGGCGGCGGCATCGTTGCATTTCAAAAGGGCGGTGAGGGCGAATACGAGACGCCGTACGACCGGATGAACCGGAAAAACCGTGAGGAAGCGGAGAGCAAGAAGAAAGACTCCGACAAGCCGTTGGACGCACAGGCCGCAGCCGACCAAGCTGCTCTTGCCAGTTTGCTGGAAACCCTGCGCGGCGGAAGTGAGTCGGCTGGCCGCGCTATTGCTGACATTGCAACCATGGTGCCCCGCAGCTTGGCCAGCGCGTACGATACCGTGGCAGTTCGCCCAATGCGTGCCGCAGGAATAAATGCCGCATATTTGGCTCCGAAGTTGACACCAGAAGGCGCAAGCACAGGCAGTCCCACTCCGTTTTCGGATGTAAAGCTTGCCCGAGAGGCCAAGAAAGAAGCCGCTACCCCTCAAATGACAAGACCGCAACCAACCGAGCAGACATATGTTCGCAAAGCTGGGCCAATGCCCGCAGAAAAGCCAATTGGAGACCTGAAAGCGCTGGCCGAAGCTGATGCGAGAAAGAAGCAGGCTGCACGTCCACCCGCACCAGTTGCACAAGCACCAGCGCCTGTGGCTGCTGCGCCGACCGCAAGCATGATGCAATCCAACTCCCCATTGGCAGACGAAGCCCAACGCCTTGATGTCGAGCGCATGCAGGCAGACCCACAGGCTGCTGCGGCCAACAGGGAGGCGATGTACCAGTCTCGTATTGGTGCACCGGACACCACGCAGCGCGACGCCATGATTAAGCAGTTGCAAGAAGAGCGTGCCCGGCAGGTCGGCCCACAGGACTCGTTTGGCCAGCTTATGGAGTACCTTGGCCAAATCGCTGCTACACCTCGCGGCATGTCCTCGTTCGAAGCTGGCGCTGCTGGTGCCCGTGGCGTGCGCGGCTTGGAAGAACAGCGTGCCCAGAAGCGCTTTGACCTTGGCTCCAAGATCATCGAGCAGGAGCAGGGCAAGATCGACGCTTCTCGCCAGTACGCCAAGGAGGTGTACGGTGTTGGAGAGAAGGAGTACGACCGCATCTTCAAGGAAAAATACGAAGCCGTTGGTCGTGTCGGAACCACCGAGATGGAGCGGAAAAAGCTTGCTCAGCAGGCCGCTCTTAAAGAGCTGGAGCTGCAGCAAGAGATGAAACGCAAGGAGATGGAGATTGAGCAGCGCAAGGCCGAAGAGAAGGGCCGTATGGCTCGTGATCGAGTGCCTTTGGAGCAGCAAGTGTTTGCCGGGTATCTTCGGAAAGCTGGCGGTGATGTTGTGAAGGCAAATGAGTTGATGCGCGAAGCTGGTGTCAATGAAAGAGGGGCCACCCCAACAGACAGGCTTCGTGCAGCGCAAAGCATTTTGAATGACTATGAAAGCACGGCAGAGGAAAAAGTGATGGCTCGTCGCGAGATCAGCCAAATCATGTCTGGATCGAAAGGTGCAGCCGCTCCTGCTGGTGGCGGCAAGCCAATCACTAAGGCAGAATATGACAAGCTGCCAAAGGGTGCAACGTACACAGCGCCGGATGGAACACAACGAACAAAAGGGTAATTTATGGCCACCAATTTCTGGGAAAGCGACGCTGTTGTAAAGAGCGAAAATCAATGGTGGTCGAAAGACCCAGAAGCTGGAGCGGCCAAGAAAGAGGAGTCCGGCTTTCTCCGGCAGGTGGCCGATGTCCCGCTGAGCATTGGTCGCGGCGCGGCAACCGGTGTGCGCCTGATTGCTGACGCTTTTGGCGCTGGCTCTGGCGTATCCGAAACCATTAAGGGCGCAGAGGGCTACTTGGCCAGCCTGATGTCCGCTCAAGCCAAGAATGACGAGCGTGAGATTGCTCGCATCATGAAGGACGCAGAAGACAAGGGCATGGGCGAACAGGTCAAGGCTGCGTTTCAGGCTTTTGCCACAGCCCCTGTGGACCTTATCTCTCAAGGCCTTGGCACCGCTGCCCCCGCCATCGTTGGCTTGCTGGGCGGCAAGGTGCTTGGCGCTGGCGCTTTGGGTGCTCGTGCCATCGGAATGGGTGTTGGTGCTGGCATGGGTGCCGGTACTGCGAAAAGCGCCATCTACGACGCAACCAAAGAAGAGTTGCTCAAGGCTGGTCTGCCAGAAGCGCAGGCTGAAGAAAAGGCTCAGTTGGCCCAGTCCTATGGTGGCAAGAACCTCGACCAGATTCTGCTGAGCACAGGCCTTGGCGCATTTGCGTCCGGAACCGGCTTGGAGTCGTCCATCAAGAACATCATCTTCAAGGCTGGCGCAAAAGACGCGGCGCAGGAAGTGGCCAAGAAGGGCGTTCTCCAGACGGCCAAGAACCTGACGGGCAAGGCTGCGCTGGAAGGTCTTCCCGAGATCGCGCAAGGCAGTCAGGAGCAGCTCGCCCAGAACATTGCTCTGCAGCGCGAGGGCTTTGATGTGCCCACCATGCGTGGCGTGGCTGGTGCTGGTGCGCTTGAAGGCTTGGCCGGTGCTGGCCTTGGTGTTGCCGGTGGCGCTTTTGAGTCGAGTGCTCGCAGTCAGGCTCGCGCAGAGGCTAAGCGCATTCTGGAAGAAGAGGACAAGGCCCGGGCAGCCGCCGAGCAGGCTGAAGCAAAACGCTTGGCCGATGCGGAGCGTGCCCGAATTGAGGCTGAAGCTGCCGAGAAGGCCGCGATTCCTCCGTTGGCGCTTGGCTCTGAGGGCGTGTTCACCCCTGTGGCTCTGCCTGATGGCTCGGTCGCCATGACCCGCGAAGACTTGGCGCAGTACGAAGAATCGCAATTCCAGAAAAAGTACGCTCCACAAGAAGGTGAAAAACCTTATG